GTAGACGAAATGCGAAGTCATGCATTGTTACAACTAAGTCAAATTGGCTTAAAGTTTAACGAAGCAAAAAGCCAAAATCCATTTGCATACTATACTGCCGTTGTAACTAATAGTTTTACTAGAATATTAAACTTGGAAAAAAGGAATCAAAACATACGTGATGATTTACTACAAGAAAACGGATTCAATCCTAGCTTTAGCCGACAACTTGATCACGAAGCAGCTGAAAAAGCGAAGTGGGATGATCAAATGGAAAAAGAACGTAAAGAAGCAACGGGCACTAATTTCTAGTTGACTTATCAACAACTTAGTTATATTCTGGACTTATGACATTTTTTAATCGAGCGGCTTGTTTTACCGATATACACTTCGGGAACAAGAATAATAGTAGACAACACAACGATGATTGTGCTGAGTTTGTTGACTGGTTCATATCAAACAGCAAAGACTGTGAAACATGTATTTTTCTAGGCGACTGGCATCATCATAGAGCAGGTGTGAATGTAAGCACCCTTAATTACAGTGTAAACAATGTTCGCAAATTAAGTGAAAACTTTGAGCGTGTGTATATGATTATGGGCAACCATGATTTATACTATCGAGAAAAGCGTGACTTGAATAGTTTGCCTTATGCTGGATTATTTAATAATGTAGATCTTATCGAAGATATATTAGTACAAGATGATGTAGCACTTATTCCTTGGCTAGTTGGCGACGAGTGGAAGAAGATTTATAAAATTAAAGCCAAGTATATGTTTGGGCACTTTGAACTCCCACACTTTAAAATGAATGCTATGGTAGAAATGCCAGATCATGGCGGCTTAAATACAGAGCATCTATCAGGTCCTGAATATGTTTTCAGTGGACACTTCCACAAACGTCAGCACAAAGGCAATATTCATTACCTTGGTTCTCCATTTCCACACAATTATGCAGATGCATGGGACGACGACCGTGGCATGATGAAGTTAGAATGGGGCGGTAAGCCTGAGTATATGGATTTTGATGGTCCTAGATATAGGACTACACCACTTAGCCGTTTAATAGATGATGCTGATAATGTACTAAACAACAAAACATACTGTCGTGCTGTACTTGATGTTAACATTACCTATGAAGAAGCAAACTTTATTAAAGAGACATTTGCTAACCAATATAAGTTACGTGACATCACACTTATGCCAAGTAAAAAAGAAGAACATGCGCAAGATTGGCGCCAAGTAGACGATTTAGAAGTTGAAAATGTGGACCAAATCGTGTATAATAGTCTTAACGCTGTCGACAGCGAAATGATAGACAAAAAAATGCTAGTGGATATCTATAACACCCTATGATCATTATTAAAGACATCACAATTAAAAACTTTATGAGTGTTGGCAACGTTACACAGGCCGTTCGGTTTAGTGATAACGGCCTTACCCTCGTACTAGGCAATAATATGGACCTAGGAGGTGACGGAAGTCGTAACGGTACCGGAAAAACAACAATTATCAATGCATTATCATACGCAATGTATGGAAATGCACTAACTAATATACGTAAAGACAACCTTATCAACAAAACAAATGGTAAAGGAATGTTGGTTACACTTGATTTTGAAAAGGATGGTGTACGATATCGTATTGAACGAGGACGTAGACCAAATATATTTAAATTTTATGTTGACAATATTAACACTGATGATGGCAATGAAGCGCAGGGCGAAAACCGCCAAACTCAAGAAGCAGTAGAAAAACTGTTTGGAATGTCGCATGACATGTTCAAACACATTGTCGCATTAAATACATATACAGAGCCATTTCTTAGTATGCGAGCTAACGATCAGCGAGCTATTATTGAACAACTGCTAGGCATTACTATGCTTAGTGAAAAAGCAGAAGCTCTGAAAGAACAGCAAAGGCTGACTAAAGATGCAATTAAAGAAGAAGAGTATCGTATTAAAGCAGTTGAAGATTCAAATGCCACAATTGAGAAAAGTATCAGTGATCTTGAACGTAGACAGGCGATGTGGCAAAGCAAAAAACAAGAGTCACTGCAAGAATTAGAAAATGCAATAAACGTATTAGAAAAAATTGATATTGAACAAGAACTGGCAAATCATAAACTGTTAGCAGATTACCTCGATAAGAAGTCACAAATAAGCACATTAGAGGCAGAAATTACAAAGCTAGATAATGCTATTAACAGAGAAAAGAAACGTCTAGAAAAAGCGCAGAAGGATTTGTTAGCAACCGAGCAACATGAATGTTATGCTTGTGGGCAGAAAATTCATGACAATAAGCATGAAGAAATACTCAAAGCAAAGCGGTTAGCAGTAGAAGAATCACAAGACCTAATTAATAACGATTTTACATTTAAAACTGAATATCAAAGTGCACTTGAACAGTTGGGTGAACTTGGAACAATGCCTGTAACACTATATAATACAGAACAGGAAGCATACCAACATCAGAGTCAAGTTGACAATTTACGCACAGAATATAATAACAAAGAAAATGAAAGTGACACTTATCAAGAACAAATTGACAGTTTAAAGGAAACTGCACTCCAAGAAGTTAGTTGGGAAACTATGAACGATCTAGTTAAGTTAAGAGAACATCAGGATTTCTTGTACAAACTATTAACAAACAAAGACTCGTTTATCCGTAAACGCATTATTGAACAAAACTTGCAATACTTAAACAGCAGACTTGCTTACTATCTAACTAAACTAGGATTGCCACATGAAGTACAGTTTTTAAGTGACTTGAGTGTAGAAATTACAGAACTCGGTCGTGAACTAGATTTTGATAACTTGTCACGTGGTGAACGAAATCGACTTATTCTTGGTCTTAGCTGGAGTTTCAGAGACGTATTTGAAACTATGAATACACCACTTAACTTCTTAGCTATTGATGAACTTGTGGATAGCGGTATGGACACTAATGGTGTAGATGCTGCACTTAGCGTTCTTAAAAAGATTGAACGTGAACGTGGTAAAAACATTTTTCTTATCTCACACAGAGATGAATTGCAAGGCCGTGTTAATACTATCTTGCAAGTTACAAAAGAAAATGGGTTTACCACGTTTAGTACTGACACGGAGTTTGTAGATGATGCCGCCTAATATTGAAACAGGAAATTTTACTTGGCTACAAGAAAAAGTAAAAGGGCCAATGATACATGAAAGCCCTGATGGCGGTAAAACTATTCGAAGTCGAGTAGCAGCAGATCATCCTATATTCATTCTTACACGTGGATTGTTACCGATTGACATATGGTACAAAGTTTATGGAGGTGGTTATGAAACCTGAAGATTACATGGGTACAACAATTTCAACAATTAGTATTGATACAGATAGTACTTGGCATAGTACTGATGATCTCACAGTTACTATATCTGATTATGTAGACACAACACTAGATACACTAGATTTGTCGTCTATAACATCAACCATGAGTGGAATTACTTTAACTACTAGTAAAAAAAGAACAGATGTGAGAGATAACGGAAATATTCCGATTGACATCTGGGCTAAGTTGTATAACAATGGAGTTATAGAAGACGACGATGAAGAACTACCTTTTTGATTTAGACGGCACATTAACAGATGCTCGTCAATATATCGACACAGATTTTAAGCAATTTATGCATGATTTTGCCGGCAAAAACTCATGCTATATTTGCACTGGTAGTGACTATCCAAAAGTAGAAGAACAATTAGGCAAAGATTTAAGTGATAAATTTGTAGCTATATTTGCATGTAGTGGCAATCATCATTTTGTTAAAGGCACAGAAACATACAAATCAGACTGGCAAATAAACGAACAAGAAGAACAATACTTTATTAACGAACTTGAAAAACTTAATTATCCACATAAAACTGGCAGACATATAGAAAAAAGAATAGGCACAGTAAACGTAAGTATCCCTGGCAGAAACGCAACAGTAGAAGACAGAAAAATCTTTATACCCTGGGACGAAAAACACAATGCGAGAAACACACTAGCAGCAAAAATTAACCAAAAGTTTTCAAGGTTAGATGCTGTTATTGGTGGAGAAACTGGTATTGATATTTTTGAAAAGGGCAAGGATAAGTCACAAGTATTAAATGGCATAGATAAAGAGCAAGACATTTACTTTTTTGGCGACAAATGCAATCCTGGTGGCAATGATTTTGCACTAGCGGTTGCAGTTAATAACTTAAACAATGGCACAGTATATCAAGTAAAAAATTGGCAACACACTTATGAAATTTTAAAAAGTAACTTTTAATACCATAATCAGTAGATTTATGAGGACATGTGATATATAGTAACGTATGCATTGGTCATACCAAGGAAAACTTGTAAAAGAAATTCCTGAAGGAATTGTTGGATTTGTATACCTCATTACAAATCTGACTAATGGCAAAAAATATATTGGCAAAAAATTAGCACAATTTAAAAAAACTAGACCACCATTAAAAGGCAAAAAGCGTAAAAGGCGAAGTACTGTAGAAAGCGATTGGCGTACATATTGGGGCTCATCAGATAAACTACAAGCAGATGTAAATGAACTTGGCGAAGAAAACTTTACAAGAGAAATCTTATATTTTTGCACAACCCGAGGTCAATTGTCATACCTAGAGGCACAAGAACAGTTTAACAGAAAAGTTCTGTTAACTGATGAATATTACAATGGCATAATAAACGTCCGAGTGGGCGGATCTAAGGCACTTACTGAATCTCTCCAAAATAATTTAGACATACCCCCTCTATAAAAGCATTGAGGAGGCGACACACTGTGTTTAGCCAACGGATCTTGCTGGGGGAAACAAACCAAAAGAGTGGGCTCTCCTGAGCTATTGGAACCCACGAGTATTGCTGAGTTAGTAGCCGTTATTGCAACTCAGTAGCTTGCGTTGAAAGCAGCGTTTAAAGGGGTACAGCACAACCGCCTCTACCTGAAAAGGTTTCGCTATAACGGTGCACACGGTGACGGGTAATGACGTCTTTGTCGTGCTTGGCCTGAATCAGGCTAAGTGCGACTTTAGTTCATGGTAATAACTAGATTATAGAAGAAAAAAATTCAACCGAACGATAGTGAGGTTGATGATGAACGTAGTTCATCAGATACATGATAATTAAAATGTTTTCTTACCTTTAGCTTGATCTAACATCTGTTTCTCCTTTTCCTGTTTCTCTTTAAATGAGTCTAGTATCTCTTGTATCTGATATAAAGGCAATTGGTAGAGCTCTTTAATAGTAAAACTTCCTTGACTGTATATAACAATTTCATAGACCTGTTTTCGCAGGTTCTTTAATGTATCGTTCATATCCTTTACAATTTTTTCAGGATCTTTTGATACTACGAGTTGTTTATGAAAAAAAAAGTTGGGTTTAACTCCACTGGTGTGGAAAAACTATGATTACATTCTTCGTTACTACAAACAAATGTAAAGTCGTTGTTTATGCCATTTTTATTGATGTCAGAATTTGACTTTTGTAGTTGACGTATTGTTGTGCTATCACTATTTGCTAACCATTCAAGTATTTCGTTTATGTCAGTAATTAAATCGCCATTAGGTGTTGTGATACTTTCAATAGTGTCAGCCAGTATAACCATATTAGCTGCGGTTGATTTTTCTAAGCTACTTTTGAATAGTTCATGTAGTTGTGCTTGGTCGTCAACGCCTTCCATCTTTCGCATAACTCTTGCATTTTCAGTTATTTTAATCTGATTGCTTGCTACTGATTTCAAGGTGTTTGGTTTAAACACAATACGTAAGCCATTTTTAAGTTCAGTTTCGATTGACTCGATTGTTTTAACTTTACTTAGGATGTCGACGATTTTAATTTCATAGCTTTCAGTATTACTACAATTAGGACATGTTGCGTCAACTGGAATATTGCCATCATTGGCACTAATACGACTAGCAAGTAAGACAACATCTACATCAGGCATACATATTTCATATGGATCTGACATGTCTGGCAGAATACTTTTTAGAATTTCAAACAGACTTTCACCATTGTAAACACTGTCTGGTACTTGTAACAACATTTCATCCTTAAAGCTAAGTGGCATAACGCCAATTTCGCCTTGTTCTGTTAATTGTGGTTTATTTTTGTACCATTTTCCTTGTGTAGGAAGTTTTACATATATCTCTTTTGTTCTGTAATAGTCAGATAATACACTGGGCATTTTTCACCTATAAATACTTATATACGTTTATTTATCTTTATAAAGTGAGTAGTTAATGGCAGTAATAAACATACCATATGGTGGACAGATGGTGGGAATAGAAGTCCCAGATTTTGCTATGGAAGCAACACAATCTGATATTCTGTCTCAAGTTCAAAGGCAAAATGATACATTACAAGCAATTGCTAGTAGAATGGGTGTTGAGGCTGCAGCTACACAACAACAAACTAAAGAAATTACACAAACATTAAAACAAACATCAGACAATAACAACGATACCAATCGTAAAGCAATGCAAGATTTGGCTGCTGGTCTTCAAAAACCACTAACACAAGCAATGAGTCTGTCAGGAAAAGAAAAGTTTAGCGATTTAATTGGTCGTGGCGGCATTATGGGAACACTTGGGCTTACTACTATAGGTGCTCAATTAGGAACACTTGTTGGTATACTTGAAGAATTTGGATCAAGTTTAAGTGCTTTAAGAAGAACTGGTGCTGGTCTAGGAATGGACTTTGTTGAGCTCAGAACACAAGCTGCTACTGTTGGCTTGGGAATGGAAACACTTGCAAAAGTTGTTACTGAAAATGGTCCTGCTATTAGGATGTTGGGCGACAACATGGTTGATAGTACCAACAACTTTGTGCAATTCCAAAGGGAAATGCAAGACGCAACTAGAAATGCTGGTTATTTTGGAATGAGTGCAAATGAAATGGCAGCGTTCTTAGTAGACGAGCTTGAATTGAGACGTATGGAAAGTGGTGAAAGGTTAACAGAAGCAAATGCTCGTGCAGAAGTAATTGAAAGTTTGAAAGAAAACCTTAAACTAAACGAAATTGCCGCAAGTATAACTGGTGAAGACATTCAAGATAGAATAAGATTGAGAAATGAATTTAGACGACAAGCAGTAGTAGCAGTAGCAGCAAGAAATCTAAATGAAGACCAACTGCAAGCACAAAACAAATTGATTGAAGGATTTAATCAACTTGGTCCAACAGTAGGACCAGTACTTAGTGCAGCATTAACTAATATGGTTGCTGGATTAGCACCTGACATGGGGAATGAAGACTTTACACAGTTGGCTGCTGGTCTTGCAGCTAGAGGAGTTGACATTAGGTCGTTCTTGGAAGAAGGTGTTGCAAATGTTCAAGCTGGAATGGATCCAACACAGATAGAAGCAAATGCTATAGCACTTGCTGGACAAATTAAAAATATTGAGTTTAGTGCTAGTGATTTAGCACAAGCACAAGCTGGTGTTCCAAGTGCAATGTTAGCAATACAAGCAAGTGCTGAGGTATTTTCAGATGGAACAGACGATGTTGCAACAGCATTAGACCGTTTAAAAACAGGATTGATTAACTTTGCTGAGGCATTGGACAATGGTGATCTTTCAGCTTCTGCTATTCAATTAGATAGTAATATCATTGGAGAACAGGTAAGAGCTGGGATTATGGATGGTTTCCTAGATGCATTTAATGTTGACGATGTTACCAACAGCGGACTTGGTAAACTAATGGAAGGAATGAAGGATGCTACTTCACCAAGCGGTGCATTTACTAGTTTTATGAATGCCATGATTCAAGGCACCACATTACTATCTGGTGCACAATTTATTGGCGGCATAGCAGGCTTAGGAAATAACGATACTCTAGATCATATTATTAATGCACTTGGTCCAGCTGCAATGGCCCTTTTTAGTGGCGGTGCTGGGTTATTTAATAGCGCAAGGGGCGGTGATGCAACAGCCAGACAAAGTATTAGAGATCAAATGAATCCTAATAGTTCTAGTTTCATGGGCAATCAAAGTTTCTCACAACTATTACCAATGTTAGCTGGTGCTGGGTTAGGTGCTGCAGCAATGGCAACAGTTGATTCAACTTCATTAGCAGAAGCATTACGTGATACATTTACAGATGCTGACCCAATGCCAGTTAGAATTGTAAGTTCTGCTATACCATTTGGTCCAAACAACAACTAAAAAATAAGATAAATACACTTATTAAAAGGAAAGAATAAACATATGTCTTGGAAAAAACACTTTACAGTATATCAAGGACAGGATGCAAATGCATCAAGACCGAGTACTGCAAGCCGCTTTCAAAGTTGGCTACCTGAAGTATATAGTGGACAACCCAATCGTGTTGAGCGTTATGCACAGTATGACCAAATGGATATGGACAGTGAAATCAATGCTGCCCTTGACATTATTGCTGAATTTAGTACACAAGTCGACGAAACAACAAGTTTACCGTTTAATTTAAATTATTCAGGTGATGTTACTGAAAGCGAAGCAAAAATTCTAGAGCAAACTTTACGTCAATGGTGTAATTTGCAAGACTGGGATAAACGCATTTTTAAAACATTTAGAAATGCAATCAAGTATGGGGATCAGTTTTTTATTCGTGATCCTGAAACTTGGGAATTATTTTATGCTAATCCAGTTGATGTTACTAAAGTTATTATTAACGAAGCTGCAGGAAAAGAACCAGAACAATATGTATTTAAAAATTTAGATTTAAATATGCAAAATAAAACCGTAAGTGAACCTATTAGACATAGCGAGACTTACAGTAGTGTTAATAGTATGATGCGTGGTCAATCCACTGGTCAAACTGCGTTTGGAAACAACAGTGCAGTTCATAACACTATGGGAAACATACATGAATACAATGTTGATGCTGAACATGTTTTACATGCTGCACTTACAGAAGGTATGGACAGTAATTTCCCATTTGGTGCTAGTATTTTAGATCCAATCTTTAAAACTTACAAACAAAAAGAACTACTAGAAGATTCTATTATCATTTACCGTGTGCAACGTGCACCAGAGCGCAGAGTATTCTACGTTGATGTAGGCAATATGCCAGCTAACAAAGCTATGGGGTTTGTTGAGCGTGTTAAAAATGAAATTCACCAAAAGCGTATTCCAAGTAAAACTGGTGGCGGCAATAGTATTATGGATGCTGCATATAATCCTCTATCAATTATGGAAGATTATTTCTTTGCACAAACTGCTGAAGGCAGAGGTTCAAAAGTTGAAGTTCTACCAGGTGGTGAGAACTTAGGTCAGATTGATGACTTGCGTTACTTTACAAATAAAATGCTAAGAGCATTGCGTGTACCTAGCAGTTATCTACCAACTGGTCCAGATGATGGAACAGCAACCTATGTTGATGGTAGAGTGGGTACAGCGTTTATTCAAGAATACAGATTTAATCAGTATTGTCAACGTCTACAAAATATTCTTGGACCAGTTTTTGACAAAGAGTTTAAACTGTTTATGAAAAACAAAGGCATTAGTATTGATAGTAGTATCTTTAATCTTAAATTTGTTGAGCCACAGAGCTTTAGTGAGTACAAAGAAATTGAAGTACATGCTGCTCGTGCTAATGTGTTTAGTGCACTTGAGGGTGTTGACTATTTAAGTAGACGATTTATGCTAGGAAAATATTTGGGCCTTACTGAAGATGAAATTCTTGAAAACGAACGTTTGTGGATGGAAGAAAATCAAAGTGGAACCAAACCAAGTGAAGACAGCGAGCCTGGGTTAGGAAGTGTTGGGGTACGTGGATTTGATATTGACTCCAATCCTGATATTCCAACCGGGGATGAATTAGACGCAGGAGAAACAGAGACAGGCGACTCACCGATCAGTGGTTCTGAAAATGTCACTGAGCCTGCAGGAGGAACACCGAATGCGCAGTAATGAATTTTTAAGAGAATACTATGAAGCAGAAGATGACGAGTACAGTAACCGTCATATAGACGATACCAGACGTAGTAGATTAACACTAAAGCATATTAATAGATTACGTAAACAACGTGAAATTCATAAAACTGAACATGCTACTCGTACAGAACGAGTACAGCAAATTTACCGTAAATCAGTACAATAATCAGGTGTAAAAACTACTTATCTTGACTTTTTAGTCAAAAAGTACAGTTTTTACGCCTTTTTTACATGGTAAAACGTATTGGTAATAAATAATACTTGTAAACCAATAACGGTAAGCCTGAATTTTAAGGAGATAAAGGATGAGCAATCATAAAGATTCACTAGTTAAAGTCCTTGAGTATCTTGTAAATGAAGAGCGTGAGAAGGCAGCAGATCTTCTTCACGATGTTTTCGTTGAGAAAGCAAAAAATCATTGGGCAGCACTTAGCGAAAGCGACGAAAGTGTTGAAGAAGATATTCAAGAAGAAGACCTTGACGAAACATATGACGTTGAAGTTGAAGAAGCAATCGACAACTATGACGCAGAAGAAGATTTTCTAGACGACATCGAGTCTGCAGAAGACGAAATTGAAGCTGAAGAAGTATTTGGCGAAGATGACGACGAAGCAGAAATGGATCTAGAAATGTCAATGGACGACGAAGGCGAAGAAGCAGAAGAAGCTGACGCTGAAGAAGCAATGGCAAACGTAGAAGATGCAATTGCAGAACTACGTGCAGCATTTGCAGACCTAATGGGCGACGAGTCAGAAGAAGATGATGAAGAAGCAATGGAACCAGAAATGGAAGAAGTTGCATTTGAGTCAGATGACGCAGACGATGAAGAAGTCGAAGGTCTTGAAGAAGGTGCAGAACTAAAAGCAGTTAGCGTAAGCCATACAGATGGTAGCGACAGCAAAGGTTCACCTGTAAACAATGCAGGTAATGACATGGGCAATCCACATCCAACAGATACAGCTGAAGAATCAAGTGCAGCAGCACCAGCAGCTAAAGACATGGGTGTAACAGGTCCACAAGAAGCAGGCGATCCAAAGCCAGCACCAGCGCCAAAAAGAGAGATGAAGTAATATGTTTACACCGCTAAAAGAACATTTAACTTATAGTCAGGCAAATATTGTCACCGAAGCTGTCGATGAAGCTAACGGTGGCAAAAGCCTCTATATGAAAGGTATCTTTATTGAAGGCGATGTACAAAACCAAAACGGTAGAATTTATCCTAAAGATGAAATTCATAATGCTGTTAGAGCAATTAATGAAAAAATCAAAAAAGGATATAGCGTATTAGGTGAAGCTGATCACCCTGATGACCTAAATATCAACCTTGATCGTGTAAGCCACATGATTACAGAAATGGATATTAATGGTGCTAATGGTATCGGTAAACTTAAGATATTACCAACTCCAATGGGAAACATTTGTAAAACCCTACTGGAGAGTGGTGTTAAACTAGGCGTGTCAAGCAGAGGCAGTGGCAACGTAAATGAAAGCGGTAAAGTCAATGATTTTGAAATTATTACTGTAGACATTGTTGCTAATCCAAGTGCTCCAGATGCTTACCCTGATCCAATCTATGAAAGAATTATGAATCATAGAAGGGGTAATGTGTTAATGGATGTTGCTTCTGCAGTAAGCCACGACGAAAGAGCACAACGTTATCTCCAGGAAGAGGTGACAAACTTTATAAACAACCTGAAGTATAGGAGAGATTAATATGGCTCACTCAATTGATGAACTATTAAGCTCAGGTGCGCTCTCCGAAGAGGTTAGATCTTCAATCAGCGAAGCATGGGAAACTAAGCAAGCTGAACTACGTGAAGAAGTTGCTAGCGAACTACGTGAAGAATTTGCAGAACGTTATGAAAATGACAAAGCGCAAATCGTAGAAGCAATGGACACAATGATTGGCGAAGTTATTGCAAAAGAACTTGAAGAGTTCCAAGCAGACAAAGCCAAAGTAGTAGAAGATCGTGTTGAATATCGTAAGCATATGAAAGAACATGCAAATGTTCTTGATGAGTTTGTGATGGAAACACTTCGCAAAGAAATTAATGAACTTCGCGAAGACCGTGAGGCACAAGACAAGAACATGGCCCAATTAGAAGGCTTTGTACTTGAACAACTTACTAAAGAGCTCAACGAGTTTCATGAAGACAAACGCTCACTAGTTGAAGCAAAAGTCAAAATGATTAAAGAAGGCAAACAAGTTATCGAGCAGACTAAACGTAAGTTTATTGAAAATGCTGCAAGCAAAGTTGAAAAGGTTCTTGAATCAACAATCAAGAGCGAACTAACATCTTTAAGAGAAGACATCCAAGTTGCTAAAGAAAACACATTTGGACGTAAAATCTTTGAAACATTTGCAGCAGAGTTTATGGGCAGCTACCTCAATGAAGGTACTGAAGTTGCTAAATTAAACAAAGCAATGGACAAACTAAAGTCACAGCTTGATGAAGCAAATAAAGCCGTAGTAGAGAAAGAAGTTCAGCTAACTGAATCAGCACGTAAAGCACGTATTGCAGCAGACCAAGCTGAGCGCAAGTCAATCATGTCAGAAATGATGAACCCGCTTTCAAAACAACAACGTGAAGTAATGGGCGCATTACTAGAGTCTACTAAAACAGCAGACTTACAGAATGCATTCAATAAGTATCTACCATCAGTATTGAAGGAAGATGCGAAACCACAAAAAACTAAGAAGGTGCTAAGTGAATCTACAAAAGAAGTCACTGGTGGAAAATCAACTGAAGCAGAAGCTGCGGTAGATACTAACATTGTTAACCTTCGCAAATTAGCCGGTATAAGTTAAGGAGACCGAAAATGGCAGACAACCTAATGGAAAATTGGGCAGAAACTAAAACAGCCCTAACAGACGGTCTAACTGGAACAAAGAAAAAAGTGATGGAAACAACACTTGAAAACACTAAGCGTTACTTGTCAGAAAGTGCAAGTCCTGGTGCAACTCAAGCAGGCAACGTTGCAACACTTAACAAAGTGATTCTTCCAGTTATTCGCCGTGTGATGCCAACTGTTATTGCTAACGAGATCGTTGGTGTACAGCCTATGACAGGCCCAGTTGGACAAATCCACACACTACGTGTGCGTTACGCTGAAACATTTGACAGCGCAACAGCAGGCGATGAGGCACTAAGCCCATTCCAAATCGCAACAGGTTACTCAGGTAATGCAACTACTAACCGTGCAGACGCAACAGCGACTCTAGAAGGCACAGCTGGTAAGAAAATGAGTATCCAAGTCCTAAAGCAAACTGTTGAAGCTAAAACACGTAAGCTATCAGCACGTTGGACTTTTGAGGCAGCACAAGATGCTAACTCAATGCACGGTCTAGACGTTGAAGCAGAAATCATGCAAGCACTTGCACAAGAGATTACTGCTGAAATCGACCAAGAGATCATCTCATCTCTATCATCGCTAGCAGGTTCAGCTACAGACACATACAACCAAGCTGGTGTAAGTGGTACTGCTACTTTTGTTGGTGACGAACATGCAGCACTAGCAGTTCTAATCAACAAAAATGCAAACACAATTGCAGCACGTACACGCCGTGGCGCAGGTAACTGGGCAGTTGTAAGCCCAGACGTTCTAACTGTTCTACAGTCAGCAACAACAAGCGCATTTGCACGTACAACTGAAGGTCCTTTCGAGGCACCAACAAACACAAAATTCGTAGGTACACTAAACGGTACTATGCGTGTTTATGTAAACCAGTACGCAGCAAACGACGACATCCTAGTAGGTTATAAGGGTTCAACAGAAACAGACGCAGCAGCGTTCTATTGCCCATACATCCCACTAATGTCAAGCGGTACAGTACTAGACCCACAAACATTCGAGCCAGTTGTTAGCTTCATGACTCGTTACGGTTATGTGGAACTAAGCAACCAAGCATCATCGCTTGGTAACGCAGCAGATTACCTAAGTAAAATTGCTGTTACAACAAACAACCTATCATTCCAATAATAGGTTACAAATTAAGAAAAAAGGCACTTCGGTGCCTTTTTTTGTGACTTTTTTTAAAAAAAGTGTTGACATTTGTTTCTGTATATACTATATTATAAACATAACAGAGACGACGGTCCGAGTTAGATAGTGCAAGGAAGAGGAGTAGACAGGCTCCGAACTTGGCTAGTAGCTGTAGTAGCAGCGCATGAGCATGGAGACATGAAGATGCGTATTTTGGAAGTAACTATCCGATGCTAGGCTCCTGGGTATATGACAGCGAGACTGTAAACCTAGGTTGAGGGTATTCTCGAGTCCCTCCTATCATATATTATAGTGTTTTAGTATACACACCAGAGTAGATGCACCTACTTTCCTGTGCATAGGACAAGGGCCGAAAGGCTATCAAGTGAGTGTGTATACTAAAACATTATAATTGCTTTTCCTTTCAAATTGATAACTACAAAAGAGCTAGCCTTGTGCTAGTTTTTTTTGTCTCTATACGATAAATATAATTAGTACGGAGACAAAATATGAGTTCGACAAAATTTAATCAAGACTTAAATGTTACTGGTAATATCACATTGTCTGGTAATGTTACTGCAAATGGTAACGTTATATTGGGGGATGCAGATACAGACAGTATCAGTCTAACAGCAGACATTACTAGTAATATTGTTCCAAATACAAACGTGAGTTATGATTTAGGAACAAGTACTAAATCATGGCGTGAAGTTTTTACAAGCAAAATTAACAGTGTTACTGGAGATGATCTAGATATTCATAGTGGTAGTGATATTGCATTTTATCCCACAGGAAACATTTGGATTAAACAAGACACTAAACTTATATTCGAAGGCACTGTGCCAGACGATTATGAGATTAAACTACAAGCACTAGCAGCAACAGCAGATAGAAATATTATACTCCCGGATGAAGATGGAACACTTGCTACTCGTGAATGGGTAAATTTAAATGGTACTGGTGGTAATTCTGTTGAAAGTTTTGACTTTGGTTATATAGATACAAACTATCATACTAGTGCAACAGGATATCTATTATCTCTAGGATCCGATATTGATATGGGTTCATACGCTGCACCGAGTGCAACAACAGTTGACCTTGGGTCGATATAAATATTTTAAAATAACTCTTTGGAGAAGAAAATGGCTTTATTATTAAGAAGAGGATTAGATTCAGCTAGATCAGGAATTACACCTGCAGAAGGCGAACTAGTCTATACAACAGATACTAAAAAAGTATATGTTGGTGACGGAACAACCGCTGGAGGTAACGAAGTTACTGGATCCGGAGGCGGTGGTGGCACAAGTCCACGTACAACTGTAAGCGGTACAACTGCTAGTATTGCAAATGCAGCATCTGACAATGTTGATATCACAAGTGCAGCAAAAGCATATAGTGTATTATCAATTCAAGTAGATCAAGCAGCATGGGTTAGAGTTTATAGTAGTGCCGCAGCAAGAACAAACGACAGCGGACGTTCAGAAGGTGTTGATCCAGATCCAGATGCTGGTGTACACGCTGAAATTATTACAACTGGTGCAACTACTGTTAAATTTACACCGGCAAGTGTTGGCTGGAACGATGAAAATCCTGTAACAGATACAATTTATTTGACAGTAACTAACAAATCAGGAAGTACAAATACAATAACAACGACATTGTTAATTTTACCATTGGAAACATAAAATGAACTTACACAAATATGCTGTTGTATTACACAACTACGAAGACTTGGACGACTTTTATAATGATATGGAAACAGACGGTGGCTCTATTACTATTCCAGATAGAGCAGTGGATGTTCAGTTGAGAAAACCCAAAAGTCGTGTAACACATTATATGTTGACACCACAAGAAGCAGTAGAAGTTGTAAATGATGCAAGAGTAGAATTTGTAGAAATAGTAGATGATAATCCTCCGGAAAGAATGTTTACACAAACAGGACAATTTTCGAGAAGTTCAAGTTTAAATGCATCTCATAATCAATGGGGATTATGGAGACACATTGCTGGGGAAAACAATAACAATTTTGACAGCGCAACTGATACTATTAATGGTACAATCGATTATCAATATACAGGAAGAAATGTTGACGTTGTAATCTTAGATGACCAGGCATGGGAACCAAATCATAGAGAATTTTTAGATGGTAATGGTGTTAGCAGAGTTGTAGATTACAACTGGTGGCAACATGCCTCTGCAGTCGGTGACAGTGCACATGTTGGAAGAACATATGCACAGCGTGGTACAAGCGGAAACTTTCACAATATTCACTGTGCAGGAACAGTAGCAGGGCGTGAAGAAGGTTGGGCAAAGGATGCAAACATTTATTTCTTTGCATTAAATTTTAGCGGCAATGATACAAACAACAGCATTTCACCGTCCCTTGCATTTGATTACATAAGAGAATTTCATAACAACAAGCCAATTAATCCTGCAACAGGATATAAAAACCCAACTATTGTAAACAACAGTTGGGGTTATAGTCGTGGTGCTACTGTAGCATCTAGTATTGCATCAGTTACATATGATGGACAAACTTATGAACCTAGTGGTACTCAAGAAACTGAGTATAATGGATTCTACGGTGCATACAGTACTACAGGACAAATTGTAGCTAGAGTAGGTGATCCAGAAAATAGTAAAAACAGATTTACAACTACAGGTACTGCAACCAGTGTTACTGATAGAATGGTAGCATGGCCAGACGAATGGGATAAAATTGTAAACCAAACATTTAGCTTTACGCAAACTGATCCAGCAGACAACTATGAGATTACAGTACTAACACCATGTGATGTTAGACAGAATAGTAGAATACGAGCAAGTTGTAACAGTGAAGATAGTTATATGATTATTAGACGTATTGTTAACAACGGTGCAAGTATTGCTACAACAGTTAGAGGTCCAGAGATTGATTTTGAACTAACTGGTGGTTTTGGATTTAGTTTCTTTGGTCCAAGTGGAAATGTTACAATTAGATATATTGTAGAAACATATCCTGCAGACGGTGATGAATTTACATTTGATGTTGCATGGACTGTTACAACAGGCGAGCGAGGACAGTTCTTTAGCGATTTTAATGCAGATTTAGGAAACGATGAGTTTGAAGAATTTACAGAAGACAACCCAGCACCAGAAACAAATGCATCAGGTTCAGTAATAACTCTTCCTCACACAGCAATTAACATAACAGGATTAACCGCAGACAGTTCACCAACAAGCGGTAATAATGATGATGGTTATTGGACATTAAGTTTACCATTTGACATTCAATATTTAGGTGTTACATACAATACAATACATGTTGGAACTAACAGCTATGTTACATTTGGTAGTGGTTCTAGTACATATAACGTGTCTGCATCCAACCCGCTGTTACCTAAAATTATGATAGGCGCCAGAGATAGACGAGGTTATAGTATCTGGCACGGAGTTTCAGGAATTACTCCTAATAGAGAATATAGGGTTGTATGGGAAGGTCATGATCGTTATTATATTAATACTCCTGATTCGCCAAATATGCGTTGGGAATTAACATTTTTCGAAAATTCACCTAATGAATATGAAATAAATTGGGAACAAAACGGTGCAAAATCAATCTCAGGCAGCGGCGGCACGTTTACTACTGCACAATTAACAAGCTATGGGTATAACCTCAGCGGTAGACACACATCTCAAGTAGCATCAGTTGAAGCAGATATTGTTGATGCAATATCAGACGGCGTTATTGTAGTAGCTAGTGCAGGAAATGGTCGTGTGCCAATGTACAGTTCTGATCATCCATACTATAATAACTATATAACAACAACTGGCGGTAGTAATTCTTACTATCATAGACCACAAACACCAGCAGGTGCAGGCAATGGCACAGACAGTGCTGTTATTTGTGTTGGTGCACTGTCTAACGTACACTTAAATGATAAAGAGCAAAGAGTTTACTTTAGTAATTTTGGAGAAAATGTTGACATATACGCAGCAGGACATTATATTCAAAGTGCAATGCCAGATTTATCAAGTAGATCTAAAGCAGATAGAGGTGGCGGTAATTACTATGCTAAAGTAAGTGGTACTAGTATGAGTGGCCCACAGGTTTGTGGTATACTTGCATGTATGCTTGAAGAATATCCAGACATGACACAAAGACAAGCTAGAGAAATGTTACGAGTTATCAGCAAACCGGATCAAATCTATGATGATCCTGCAGGAACATATAACTTTGCTAATAGTTTAGAAGGTTCTGCAAACTTAACACTATGGATGCCAAGCTCTACAAATGAAAATAGACCTAGATGGCCAAAACAGCATAGAGGTCGTCCGAGATCAGGTGCAGTATATCCACGTAGAAGAATACGTAGAAGAAGACGTGTCTAATTAATGAGCAACATAAAAGATCTAACATGGGAACATCACAAAGCAGCAGAAAGATGTGGCTTTGTGAAAATACTACTCAGTGGATCGATTGATCCAAAACTTTATGCAACATTTTTATGGAATCAATATATCAAATATACTGAACTTGAAAAACTAGCAGACAAATACGGATTACTTAAAGGTATAGAAACTGTTAAACGTAAAGACAGTATCTATGCAGACTTTTTAGAATTGTGGACGCCAAAACACACACCTCCTACATTTGCTAGCACACACGAATATATCAATCATATTAGACAATTACCAAACAAGCAACATATCTTTGCACACATATATGTGCATCATATGGGAGATTTAAGTGGTGGGCAAATTATATCAAAACGTGTTCCTGGTGCAGGAAGAATGTATAAATTCTTACATGATACAACCGAACTCAAAGAACAAATCCGTGCAAGAACAACGGACGAAATGGCAGAAGAAGCTGGTATTTGTTTTCGGTTTGCTATAAAACAATTTCAAGAATTAGAAAAATTGTCAATCAATATTACTGCATAAATACATTAAAGTATTGTGAGAGTAATATATGGCTATTAATTTTGATCATCAACGAGATAGAATTAGCACAAGTAGTGGAACATTAACGTTAAATACCACTGGTGCTTTTACAATTCCAGTTGGAAACACAGCACAGAGACCAAGTACGTTAAGTACTGGCCAAATACGTTTCAATAGTCAACAACAAACCTTTGAAGGTTATAACGGCGCAGGGTGGAGTTCACTCGGCGGCGTTCGTGATGTTGATGGTAACACATATGTTATAGCAGAAACTTCTCCTGGTGTCAACAATAATGAAATAGATTTTTATACTGATGGTACACAGCGTATGCAAATTGGTGCTACTGGTATTATTACAATAGGCGATACTCTTACAGAATTTACAATTGACGGATCAACCGGAGATACAACTGTTGGCGGTAACTTACAAGTTAATGGTACACTAACAGTTGACGGCATAGCAACATTAAAAGCAGGAACCAGCGGTACTATTAACGTTGGCGATGACAATACAGATAATGTTGTGTTTAATGCCGATGTTAACAGTAATGTTATTCCAAATACAGACGCAACATATGACTTGGGAAGTACATCACAAAACTGGAATGTAGCATATGTTCAAACGTTAGATAGTAATACAGAAACAATTACAGTTGACGTAACAGGATCTCTTGTGCTACCAGTTGGTACAGTTGGAGAACGTCCTGGTACACCAGCACAAGGTATGATTCGTTATAATAGCGATGATACAACTTTTGAAGGTTATGATGGTACAGCATGGGGATCGCTAGGCGGTGTTAAAGATGTTGATCAAGATACATATATTAGTGCAGAAGATACACCAGGCGCTGATAATGACGAGTTAGATTTTTATACTGGCGGCGTTACTAGAATGACTATTGATAGTACAGGCCAAATCACAGCGGCGGCAACATATACACCAACAAATGCACAAGACTTGGTAACAAAAGACTGGGTTGAAAATAGTTTATCATCTACAGCAGGTACACCAACAGATGGAAGTTGGCAGGATGGAGCATATTTGGGATTTACAGACGCAGATAAAGTAGTAGACGTATTAGACGAATTAAATGAGTCTATAGAAAATGTACGAAACAATACATTTGTACGTGCACTAACATTTACTGGTACACCAACTTCAGCAGGTGCTGGCTCAACTATTACACTTACCTTAAATGTAGATGGTAATGCAAACAAATACGATATCACATGGGGAGATGGTGGTACTACTATTGGTACAACTGATAGTACACCTAGTTATACATATACTTCAAACGTAAACAGTCCATTTACTGTAACTGTTAGAGCTTACAACGACAATGCTATTAGTGGCAGTGCTGGTAGCGAAGCAAGTTCTACACGTGAAGATTATATTGTAATCTTTACAGCAAATGCTGTTGCAGCGTTCCAGCTTTATCGAGTTGTTACAGGGGGTACGGATTTAAACGGAAACGATGTTTATGTTATCGAAGGTGATAGTTTGTACATGCAAAACAATACATCAAACACCGGTGGCGCAAGTGTTACTTACGAAATGGATTGGGGTGATGGTACAAGTGCTGATTTCATTGCTAGCGATAATGATCCTGGTGGTGTTACTGGTTCAAGACTACAGCATACCTGGGCACCTGGAACAAGTTCTGGAACTAGTAGAGACAACTTAATATTAACGCTAACAACACATAGTACAGCAGATCCAGCAACACTTCCATCATCAGTGACATTGCCATTAAAAGTATACGATCCAAATATTGCTGTACCAGATGGGTTAAGCACAAAAAGTATTAACGGACCTAGTAGTGTAGGAACAAGTCCATTGTTAACGTCTGGATTTACAAACAACAATACTAGTGCTACGACACCAGGTTCTTCTGTAACACGTGTTGTTAATAGTGGTACTGTATCATCTAGTGTTATTTCAACATATGCATACGATGCAGATGCTGGTATACTTACTGCACTAGTTAATGGTGTAGACGATGGTAATGTAACATTTACAAATACAGACCAAACAGGCACATATACAAGTCTTGTTGTTACAGACGAAGAAGATTATAACTTATTAAATTCAGGAGGTAGTAGTACAACATTTAACAGTAGTATCTATCATCCAGGACTATACACAGGATTTAAAGCACAAATTAGTAAAAGCGGTGCTAGTTTATCATTAGGTACAAATGATTATCAATTAAGTCATAGTACAACTGGAGATACGAATACTGTTGAATTTGTTGTTGACAATTTAATAAGTACACCAACTACTGCTAGCGGCACACTAACTGAAAATGTAGGAAACTACAAATACATTAGTGGTGTTCCATATTACGACACTGGTAGCTCGTTAACATTAAGTGGTGTTACCATTGATAACTTTATTGGACAAACATATACAAATACAACTAATGTATTTGAAGTTACAAGCGGTGCAAATTTAGAAGGTACAGGTGCTAGCGCAATTAGTACACAAAATTATTCTTATTCAGACATTGATGGAACTTCCACTTTCTTAACAGGTGGAATTCCAAATGCAAACACAGGTAACGGAACACCTTATGCAATTGGAGATGTAACAGTTAATATTACTAGTAGCAGTGTTAGAACAATTGAAAATTTAAGACATAGAGCATCTAATGTTAATGGCACAGGTAATTATAGTAATTTATTAGAAGCAATTGCAGTGCATACTGCCAACCAAAGTGGTATCAGTGAAATTGCAATCGATGTTAGTAATAGTTTAGGTTCAACATATACAGACGATGGTGTTCGTATATTTGACTTTGGTGCAGCAACTACAGACAATCCTATAATACCAGGTGCAACAAACTTTTATACAAATAGTCCGTATACAGAAGCAGCAGATCCAGGCGTAACAGGAACAAAAGAAGCAACAATACGTTTAGGTGTACTAGAACATAATGTAGAAAACTACAGTACATTTTTACCAGCCGGTCCAGACAGAAGCGGCGATACTGGAGTGCAATATTTTACATTTGCATTCCGTAGAACAGTTGTTGCTAACTTTACGATTAACATCACAAGCGCAACAGGTGTTAGCGGTGTTTGGATTGCAGCACCAGGTACAGCAATAGACAGTGCAAGTACAATTAACGGTTGGCTAGACTGCGGTATACAGTATGCTGGTTCTGGTGTGCCAGGTGCAGATACTGGCAATGGCGGTAATGGAAGCAACGGTTGTGCAGTAACAGGTGGAGATATTATTGCAAATAATACAGCATTAAGTGGAGGGTATACTATGACGCTAGGTACCGAAAACTTAACAAATGCTACAGGTAATGTAGCACTAGTGCGTATTGCATTAAACACAAACCAAAGTATAACAGGATTGAGTATAACATAAGGGTGAGAGATGGCTATAAATGAATCACAAAAAGTAGACTGGCTTTGGAAAAAGCTAGGTTACGGTGTAGCAAAAACAGATATTAATAGCATTAAGGCTGCAACTAACGAAAGTATTGCTAGCCCACTATTAATACGTGGTGATAACATTTGGCAAGATGCATCTCAAATTCCAGCAACAAAACCAACAGCGTCAACAACTACTGTAGAAATATACGATGATAGTGGAAACGGTCAAGCAACAGTTGAGTGTGCACCTGACTTAACAGCTAGTTCTAATAGAACATGGAAGACAAATTCTATAGATTGGATCCCCACTGAATTTGGTAGTACATATCAGATTAAAGTTTATTTAGATAATAGTGGTGCTGCAACCCCACAATCAACAGGAACACAGTTGTTTGCAGCAGGTAGTGGCAATAACGATGAATGGTATTTTGATTATCAAAGCGGCGTTCTTAACTTTATTGGAGATAACTTACCATCTGGTATAGCAGGTAAAGTTATATATGTAGTTGGTGCACGTTACACTGGTAATAAAGGGTCTAATCTTTCTAGTGCAACAATTGCTAATTTTACATTTAATGGTAATACTATTGGTGTTACAAACACCAATGGAGATATTATTTTAGATCCTGACGGCACTGGTAAACTTTCAGTATTAGCAGACAATGTTAGTATTACTGGTACAGGTGCACTTACTATCCCAGTTGGCACAACATTAGAAAGACCAACACCACTAGAACAAGGTATGATCCGTTATAACACATCAGATGCAACATTTGAAGGTTATGATGGAACTAACTGGGGTTCGCTTGGTGGTGTTAAAGATGTTGACGGTGATACATATATTATTGCTGAAACAAGCGCAGGTGCAGACAACGACGAAATAGATTTTTATGCTGCTGGTACACATGTTATGCAACTTAATGCAGCAGGCGATCTAGCATTAGGTCCAAACTTAACAGAATTTACAGTTGCTGGCGCAACTGGTGATACTGCAATTTCCGGTAACTTGACAGTCACGGGAGATTTACAAGTTGATGGCATCACAACTACAGTAAACAGCACAGTTGTTACTATCGATGATCCTATTTTTACATTAGGTGGAGACGCAGCACCAACTACAGATGACAATAAAGATAGAGGTATTGAATTCCAGTGGTATAATACTCCTACATCATCTGCAAAAGTTGGTTTCTTTGGTTTTGATGATAGCACTGGTAAATTTACATTTATTCCAGATGCAACTAATACAAACGAAGTTTTTAGCGGAACAGTAGGCGATGTTGACTTTGGCGCAGCAAGTTTAACAAGTTTAGTTGTTAGTGGTACTACACAGCTATTAGGTGATGTTACAATTGGTGATGCTGATACTGACACAATTACCATTAATGGTGATATACGTTCAGATGTACTTCCAGATGTAACAGACTCATATGATTTAGGTGCTACAGGTAAAGCATGGAGAGATATATATCTAACAGAAGCATTAACATTTGAAGGTGCTACTACTGAAAACGAAATTGTATTTCCAACTAACTTAGCAGATGGATTGTCCATAACAGACGGAACTAATGACTTTATAGTTTTTGATAGCACTACAGGTTCTAATTTAATAACAATTACACCGAACACAGCTATCACAGGTACACTTGGTGTAACAGGCGAATCAACACTAGCAAGCGCAACAATCAGTGATGTTACAGCAACACACATTATGTATGCTGGTACAGCAGGATCTGTTGACGGTGATGCTAACTTAGTTTGGGACGGAACACAACTAGCAGTTGGTGTTACTAACTTTACAGTGCAACATGCAACAGGCAATGTTTATACAGCAGGTACATTAGAAACTGACGGGCAAGCGACATTAGCAAGTGCCAATGTGGAAGACTTAACTGATGATAGAATTGTTATTGCAGGTAACTTGGGTGAACTAGAAGACGATGCTAACTTCCGTTTCGACGGTACTAATTTTCATATTGGTCCAGCTGGTAGTGAAACATTTGATGTAACAGTTGCAAGTGGTAATACAGTAATTGCAGGTACACTTGATGTAGATGGACAAGCAACACTTGCTAGTGCAAATGTTGAAGATTTAACAGACAATCGTATTGTTATCGCTGGTGCAGCCGGTGAACTAGAAGATGATGCTAATTTAACATTTGATGGTACTGAACTTAATATTGGTGCTGGTAACTTTACAGTACAACAAGCAACAGGTAATACATATGCAGCCGGTGATTTACAAGTTGCAGGTAATTTACAAGTTGATGGTACAACAACTACTGTTAATAGTACAGTGGTTACAATTGATGATCCCATCTTTACACTTGGTGGAGATCAAACTCCAACAGGAGATGATAACAAAGATAGAGGTATTGAATTTAAATGGCACGATGGTGTTAGTTCAAAACTGGGTTTCTTTGGTTATGATGATAGTGCTGAAGTGTTTACATTTATTCCCGATGCAACTAATACCAGCGAAGTGTTTAGTGGTACAGCAGGCAATGTTGCATTTGGTGATGGTACGTTTACAGGTGCTACAGCAGGTAACATACAAATTGGTATTACCAGTGATAATGAAATAGATACTAGCTCTGGCAATTTAACAATTGACAGTGCAGATGGTACTGTTACTATTGACGATGATGCAGTTGTAACAGGCTCACTATCAGTAACAGGTTTGTCTAGTTTAGACGGTGGTATTGAAGTTGATACAAACTTTACTGTTGACGGAGCAACTGGTGCAGTATATACAGCAAGTACACTTGACGTAGATGGACAGGCAACATTAGCAAGTGCTAATGTAGAAGATTTAACAGATAATCAAATCGTTGTTGCTGGTGCACTTGGTGAACTAGAAGGCGATGCAAATCTACGTTACGATGGGACATCGTTTATGATAGGTCCTGCAGGAACAGAAACATTTAAAGTTACTGTATTAAGTGGTAATACAGAAATCTCAGGTAATTTGACACTTGGTGGAAATATTACCATTGGTGATTCCGATACAGATAATATTTCGCTAGGCGGCGAACTAACAAGTCATATTATTCCAGACGTCACTGATACATATGATTTAGGTAGTGCAACTAAAGGTTGGAGAGATTTATTCATTACTGAAGATATTCAGTTTTTAGGTGCAACAGGCGAAAATAGAATACTAATACCAGCTAATACTGCTGATGCATTAAGTATCACTGACGGAACAAATGACTTAATAGTATTAGACTCTACTACAGGTGTACTAACAACTACTATCACTGCTCTTGCTATGGCAAATGTAGCAAGCACTACTACAATCGATAGAATTTTAGATGAAGATAATATGGTAAGCGACAGCAATGTTGCACTTGCCACACAACAAAGTATTAAAGCATATGTTGACAATAGTGTAGGTAATGTTGACTTAAACTTCAACGGTGATGGACCAACCAATGGTACAGTTAATCTTGGCACACAGTCGTTTACATTGTCAGGCACAACAAATGAAATCGAAACATCTGCAGCCAACCAAACAATTACAATAGGTTTACCAGACGATGTTACTATTACTAATGATTTAACAGTATCTAATGATTTGGGTGTAACTGCAGCCGCAACTATTGGTACAACATTACAAGTTGGTACTGATGCAACAATATTAAATGATTTAGGTGTAGGCAATACTGCACAAATTACAAACGATCTGACTGTAGGAAATGATGCTACCGTATCACGTGATTTGTCAGTTACTAGAAATGTAACTATTACTGGTGATCTTACAGTTAGCGGCACAACAACATATATTAACACTACAACGTTAAATGTTGGTGATAATATTATTACACTAAACGCTGACATTACTAATGTTACTTCACCAACTGAAGATTCTGGTATTGAAGTATTACGTGGTTCTGAACCTACAAAGAGCTTTATCTGGGACGAAACAAATGACAAATGGACTGCTGGTAGTGACACTATTGAAGCAGGACTATTTGAAGGTGACATTGACGGCGGTACTTACTAACATAAATAGTATTAAGCTAAAGTGGGTTATATAACCCCGGGCCTGGCTATATAGCCGTGTTAGAAGGTAAGACAAATGTCAACGATTAAGTTAAGAAGAAGTGCGACTCCTGGAAAAACGCCTACAACAGCACAACTTGCTCTAGGTGAAGTTGCAATCAACACCCACGACGGTGTTATGTTTTTCAAACAAGATCAAACAAGCACTGGCGGACCAGTATCTATTGTAGAAGTTGGTAGACCAGACAGTGCTGAAAATGTTTATTACGTTAAAGAAAATGGCGATGATACACAAGATGGTGACACTATTGCGGAAGCGTTTGCTACATTAAATGCCGCTATAGCAGTCGCAACCTCAGGTGATACAATTTTCCTTAAATCAGGAGATCACACAGTTGCCAACAATCCTTTAGTTATTCCAGCAGGTGTTACTATTATCGGTGATAATCTTAGAAGCACAACTATACGTGGTGCTGTTGCAACCAATGACATTTTACATTTAAACAATGCTTGTTATATTGCTGGTGTTACGTTCCGTGGACATACAACTGGTGCTGCGGCAGTAGCATTTCCAGCAGCAGGTGCAGGAGCAATTACTACAAGCCCTTACGTACAAAACTGCTCAAGTATCACTAGCGACGGTGTAGGTATGAAAATCGATGGATCACTAGCAAGCGGAACACGTAGTATGGTTAGTGATGCATTTACACAGATTAACTTAGGCGGTACTGGTGTACACATTTTAAACAGAGGCTATGCACAGTTAGTTAGTATTTTTACAGTTGCTTGTCAAGATGGTATTTTGTGCGAAAGCGGCGGACAATGTTCACTTACTAACAGTAACGCAAGTTTTGGAACATACGGATTAAGAGCAACCGGTAAAAGTGCAAGTTTATATACTGGTAGCACAACAACAAATACAGTTGAAACAGGAAATACAGTAACAATTGGTAGTTTATCAACAAGACCAAAATACGGCGATGCCATTAAAATTGATGGAGACGCTCGTTACTATACTGTTGAAGCAAGTACTGCATTAAGTGCAGGATCAAGCGATGTTACTATACTAGAAACTTTTGAAACAAATGTTAGTAGCGGCGCTGGCGTAAACTTTTACGAAAGAAGTTTAATTCAAGCAAGTAGTATTACATTTGAATATGTGGGAAGTGGTAACAACTTTACTAGTGCGTTACCAGAAAATGGTGGCTTCCCAGTACAAGCAAACGAAGTAGTTGAAGACAGTGATGGTCAAGGCCAGGTATTCTTTACTAGTACTGACCAAAAAGGTGACTTTAGAATTGGCGGCGATTTGCTTATTAATGCAAGTGCTGGTATTATTGAAGGTACAACTTTTGACAGATCACTATTTGCAGTTCTAACACCATATATTCTAGCGATTGAGAGTTAACTATGGCAACACCATTAAACGTTTTTAAAACAGTAACATTTGATATAACAACAAGTAATACAGTTGTATATACTGCACCAACAGGATTTACAGGTATTATTCTAATGGCACAAGTAGCCAACGTTGCAAGTACCAGTACTGAAACTGTAACATTTAGTCATTATGATACTAGTGCAGCGGTAGAAACTGAGCTTGTTAAAACCTTTAATATTCCTGAAGCAGATGCAGCAAGTTTGCTTACAGGTAAACTCATACTTGAAGATGGAGATAGTGTAAAAGCAGTAGCAAGTGCGAATAGTACATTCAAACTTACATTAAGTGTCCTGGAGTCATTAAATGCGTAAACTCGACTTACTAAGCGGAAGAGTTAAAAAAGTTACAGGTACATCACTTGATGCTAACCGCTATGATTTTTTAAACTTACAAAATGCAGAACCTGATGCAGGATTTCCTGCACAAACTAATAGTTTATTTGCTAGTACAAACACTGGTACTAGAAGTTGGTTAACAACTAACAGCGCATTGTCAGGTTTAACAGTTTCTGCTAGTGATTTAAAAGTTGATGAAGATACAGTTTTTGTAGATACGTCAGGTTTTATTAATACTACTGCAAACAACTTACACCAAGTTTTGACAGATCTTGACGCAAACTTGGGTGCTACTACAGCAAACGCCTTGACTGCAGTTGTAACTGATGGTACTATTGATGGTAACGGTACTACAGGCACGCCACTTAGCATTGGTCAAGGTGTGCGTACTACTGATGATCCATATTTTGCAGGACTACAAGTTGCACCACAAGATGCAATTAGTGGTATTACATTGAGCAATCCTATTCGTGTTACTGTTTCAACAAGTCACGATTTAACTGACGGTGATTTAGTTACTTTTAGTGATATTGAAGGAACAACACAACTTAATGGTAATGATTATTATGTAGATGTTATTGATACAACTACAGTAGACTTATATAGTGACCAAGCACTTACTACTGGTATAGATGGAACTAGTGGCGGATATAGTTCATATACATCTGGAGGGTTTTTAATTGGTGGTGGATATAGATTTCCATCGCTAGACGGTACATCAGGAAGTTATTTAAAAACAGATGGACTTGGCCAACTTAGTTTTGATAGACCAGTTCAATATGGTGGTTCACAACCTACAAATCCAGACACTGGTGATTTATGGTATGACAGCGTTACAGCACAAGACCTTCTTGTTTATAATGGTACACAGTTTATTAGTGCTACTGAAGGCGGAACACAAAGTGCATTTACACTAAGACAATTTGCAGGTGACGGTAGTACAACCGCATTTGACACACAAGCACCTTCGGTGCAAAAAGTACTTGTGTTCTTAAATGGTATTTTGCTTCGTTTAACAGACGACTTTACATTTAGTAATGGTATTATTACATTTAACAGTGCACCGTTAGCAAATGACACAATTGAAGTATTGCTTACTGGTGATGCTGACTTAGTTGGACTAGAACTACTAGGTATTGCAAACCATGATTTAATTACAGTTGACGGAGCAGGAAATGTTACATTGTCAGGTGAGCTTGACATGGACGGAAACAAGATTATAAATCTTGGAACACCAACAATAACAACAGATGCAGCAACTAAAGCATATGTTGATGCACAAGCAGGTGCAGTAACAATCAATACTTCGGGTGATACTGGAACTGGTAGTGTACAAAGTGCAACACAAGTTCTTAATATTGCTGGTACAGCAAATGAAATTGAAACAACGGCAGCAAACCAATCAGTTACAATTGGATTACCAGACGATGTAACAATCGGACAAGACTTAACAGTTACAAGAAACTTAATTGGTCCGAACTTATTTTCAGTCAATCCTGCAACAATAAGTGCAAGTACAGTAAATTACACTGTTACTGTTGCTAGTGGAACATTGTATGGCGGCGGTACTGGAAATGTGTTTTACTTAGAAAACACAACTGAAGGCACAGCAAATACTGGTAACCCTGTGATAAATCTTTACAGAGGTAATACTTATGTATTTGACGTAAGTGATACAAGCAATAACGGACACCCGCTAAGATTTACAGCAGATGGTGGTACAACTGAATATACAACCGGTGTGACAACAAGCGGCACTGAAGGACAAGTAGGTGCTACTGTAACATTTGTTGTCCCATCAGATGCTCCTGCTAACTTACAGTACTATTGTACAGTACACGGTACTGGAATGGGTAACTTAATTGCTACTAGATCGCTTGGTGGTACACTTATTATTTCAGGCGACTTACAAGTTGATGGATCGCAAACTGTTATTAATAGCACCGAACTGGTTATCGACGACAAAACTATTACAGTTGCAGAAGGTAGTGCAGATAAGGCAACAGCAAGTGGAAGTGGATTGCTTGTAGACTTAGGCACTGACGGATCAGCAAGTTTACTTTACACAAACAATGACAGATGGACATTTAACAATGCTCCGTATTTTAATACATTACGTTTACTTACAACAGACGATTTAACTGGAAGTGACAACTATGCTTATAAAACTGTGTCAGTTACTGACACAGATAATATTTTTAGTTGGAGTGAAACTGGTAGTGTTGCAGCACCAAGTAATGTAGGAAACCTTACATTTGTGAGTGGCGGTGCTATAGATATTGACATTGACACAACACAGTATGCTA